GATCCTTTTCAATAATTAATTTTTCTTGATGTTGAATCTGTGAATGTAAAATGTTTATCATCTTATAATCCTCGAATTAATAACGTTTGACTAGCTATCTTCTTCTGATAACTTGAACCATTGTTAACAAGATAATTACACGCCTTATTATCATTGTTATTTGTACATTGATTTAGTGTACTTTTATTTAATCCTTGACCCATTGCCAATATTCCAAGACTTGAAATACTAACAATTAAAAAGAAATTTTTCATGTAAGATTTTGGATAGTTTTGTTTTGTGTTCGTTTATTAGTCTTGTAACTGTCTTGTATGCCTCTGTAAGCTATCCAATTTTAGTTATAGGATGTTTGACCTATTGAAAAGGAATAGAGTAATTAAGGAAAAATAAAAGATAGTTAAAAAAGAAAATAAACTTATATTAAATATAACACATATAAACAAAAATGTGTATAAGTATGATATAATTAATATTAATTATACAAATCTTACTATGACTCCAGAATTAATTAAGTGGCTTGCAGATATGCCAAAAGGTTACGAACTAGCAGGCAGTAAGGAGAGCTACTACAACGGAGAAAAACAACTGAAGCTATTCTTATCTAAGAAGAATTAAAAGCTAGTACAGAGGCTTCTACCTGCCTTAGAATTAATATTATTTTGTAGCTTTACCCTAGGGGGTAGGGTTGCAGAATATTTTTTATTTTTATGTGTGTTGGGGAACTTAAATATATATTGGTTAACTTTTTGGTTCTATGCGAATAGCAAGTTCTGGAGCTTGAATGTTTACGGTTTCTACAGATTCACCTATTACTTTACCGAGGGAGTCTAGTATTTGAGCTGCTGTTTGGAGCTGACCTTTTTTAACTGCTTTATTGAAGAGACGTATTCTCATTGCTTGTAGGCGAGGGAGAAGAGTTTCTCTATCTTTTTCCCAATCTTCTTTATTCCAATCTTTAACTTTTTTCCAATCTTGCCAGGCGGTTACTTCAGATATTGATTCAATTTTGGAGTGTTCTAGGACAAGGGCACGGGTTGTTTTACCTTCAAGTTGGCGAGTGTATAGACGTTGAGAACGTTCTTGAACATTTTGAGCAGAGGAACGAGCAACGAATCTCATTTTACGTTTAGGTTGTTCTATTGGTTGATCTGTAGGGAAAGTAGAAGAAGCCACGGACTTACTTGCGAGGTGTATTTAATGAAATAATAACCTAAAAATGATGAGATAGGCTATAAATAGGGGGTATTAGTTGAAAAAAGTGTTAATTTTATGGTTATGGCGGTAAAAAATGCGAATGATATTAGTTTAAGGTATGCACAGGGGGAGGTATTTAATTGTGATAAAAGATTTAGGGTGTTGGTTGCAGGAAGAAGGTTTGGTAAATCATATTTATCCTGTATCGAATTGCTCAGAGGAGCTATCAATCGACCTGGCGAGGTATATTTCTATTGTGCTCCTACTTATAGGATGGCAAAGGATATTGCGTGGAAGGAACTGAAAAAGTTAGTGCCGAAGGTATGGGTAAAAGCTAAAAATGAGACAGATTTGAGACTAGATTTAATAAATGGATCAAGTATTGAATTGAAGGGAACAGAAAATGCAATGGCATTGAGGGGAAGAAGTCTTGCTGGTGTTGTTTTAGATGAGGCTGCATTTATGGATCGAGATGTATGGGCTGAAGTTATAAGACCTGCATTAGCCGACAAGCAAGGTTGGGCATTATTTATTTCTACTCCTGATGGTACTGCTAGTTGGTTTTATGATATGTGGTGTTATTGTGGCGAGCAGGAGTGGGATGATTGGAAAAGGTGGAGTTTTACTACGATTGAAGGGGGTAATGTAGCAGCAGAAGAAGTTGAAGCAGCTAGAAGTCAATTAGATGCGAGAACATTTAGACAGGAATTTGAAGCTAGTTTTGAAAATCTTACTGGATTAGTTGCTGTTAGCTTTAGCGATGACAATATTGACAAGGAAGTACAGGATCTACATATGCTTCCTTTGTTAATCGGCTTGGACTTTAACGTAGATCCGATGGCTGGAGTCTGTGCTTATAAGCATGACAATAACTTATATGTGTTTGATGAAATCATGCTGACAGGTGGTGCTACAACTTGGGATTTTGCGGAGGAGGTTGTTAGAAGATATGGGGTAGATCGAAGAGTTATTGCTTGTCCTGATCCTACTGGTAGTGCAAGAAAAACAAGTGGAGTTGGTGTTACTGACCATACAATCCTTAGACGTAATGGTTTTACCGTTTTAAGTCCTAAATCTCCCTGGAAGATTCGAGATAAAATTACTGCTGTTAATACTGCCTTGTTAGATGCAAATGGAGATCAGAGGACATTTATACATCCAAGATGTAAAGAGTTAATAAAATCATTAAGAACACTTACATATGCTCCCAATACAGGTTTACCTAATAAAAACTTGGGTGTAGACCATGCTTTTGACGCTTTCGGCTACCTCTGTCTCCAACAATTTAACCTTGCAAAACCAGAGACATTAGGCCAAACTTCGTTTAGAATATACTAAGTTACACTTTTTTATCATGCCGATGGGAAAAGGGAGTTATGGCTCTAAGGTTGGTAGACCTCCAAAGAAGAAAAAGAAAGGAACTAAAAAGAAGAGGTGTAGTTGTGCGTAAGAAAAAAGGGCTTTATGCGAATATCCACGCAAAAAAGAAGCGTATTAAAGCTGGTAGCGGTGAAAAAATGAGAAAAGTAGGTAGTAAAGGAGCACCAACCTCTGCTGCTTTTAAACAGGCTGCTAAAACTGCTAAGAAAAAGAAGAAATAGCTGTAAAAAACGCAATTTCACGGTAATATAATCGTATATATACTTTTTTCTTAGGATAATGGCATTTTTTCGTGGAGAAGAAGGTTCTGTTGCATTTGATAACGGAACTGGATCAACAGGTGCAGTAGCTTCAACAACAGCTTGGACACTCGATACAACAAAAGACACATTAGAAACTACTTCTCATGGTGCAACATCAAGAAGTTTTGTTGGTAGTTTAATTTCTGGTTCTGGTACAGTTGATCTTCTTTATACAGCGACATCTGGAGATGATACTGCTGAAATTATTAGTGATGTATTGACAGCAGAAGATGCTGGTGATGCTTCATTCAATCTTTTCTTAGATACATCAGGTACTAAAAAATTAAGTTTTAACGGAATTATCACAGGAACATCTTTCAGTTCTACTGTTGGAGATATTTCTACAGTGTCAGTTAGTTTTATAACTACTGGTACTATAACTTCTGCTATCTAATGCCTAGAAAAAAGGGAGTAAGTCTGTCTGTTGGACGAGGTGAAAAGTCTCGGAAGGGAGGACTTACTGCCAAAGGTAGAGCAAAATATAATCGTGCTACAGGTAGCAATTTAAAAGCACCTGTTACTGAAAGCAAACCTACAGGAAAAAGAGCAGCTAGACGAAAATCATTTTGTGCCAGAATGAAAGGAGTCAAAGGCCCAATGAAAGATAGTAAAGGTAGACCAACTAGAAAAGCATTAGCATTAAGGAGATGGAAGTGTTGACATGACTTACGCAATCCCAGGCCCAATACGAACCAATATTGTTTCTTCTACTTCAGTAGGTGGAGTTGATAGTCCTTTTACTAGAACTAGAGCAGTTTTAGACATGATGAAAGGTTGGGAAATAATGAAAGCTGTTACTGAGGGAACTGATTATTTAAGAACAAATAGCGAAGCGTTTTTACCTTTAGAACCAAGAGAAGATTATGAAGCCTATCTTGCAAGAGTTAACCGTGCAGTATTTAGTCCTTTTACACAAAGATTAATAAGAGCAGCATCAGGTCTTGTTCTTCGTAAGCCAATTACATTAACAGGTGATCCTTATTGGACAGAGATGTTTAAGATGGATGTCGATGGCTGTAAATCTGATTTAGATGAATATGCAAGAAGGATATTGATGTGTTCTCTTACTTATGGTCAAAGTCATATTCTTGTTGATTATCCTGCACCTTCTGGTGCATTAACACTTGCAGAAGAAAGACAACAAAATCGTAGACCTTACTGGATTGAAGTAGATCCTACAAATTTATATGGTTGGAGATTAGATAGAGAGTCTAACTATGGAAATTTAGTACAAGCAAGAATAGCAGAAAAAGCTGTATTACCTAGTGGTCAATTTGGAGAAAAAGTATTTGACCAGATAAGAGTTATAGAACCAGGAAAATACAGAGTATTTAGAAAGAAAGAACAAATAGAAGAAATGTATGATGTTGCTGATGGAAGTTCTGCTGGTGATTTTGAAACAGGTTCAGTTGAAAAAGATTATGCACAGGTAGAATCTGGTAGTTTTTCTCTTGGAGAAATACCTTTAGTTACTATTTATTCTGGTAAAACAGATAATTTAGTTAGTAAACCACCTTTACTTGATATTGCACATTTAAATCTTGCACATTTTCAAAGACAAGCTGATTTAATTCATAGTTTGCACGTTGCATCTCAACCGATGTTAGTAATGGAAGGATATGATGATCAGACTAAAGATTTAGCTATATCTGTCAATTATGCGATGGCAACTCAGCCAGGAAATAAAGTTTATTATGTGGAACCAGCTAGTAGTGCATTTGAAGCACAGTCTGCAGAAATAAAAGAATTGCAGATGCAAATGGCTACTCTTGGTATTAGTACATTGTCACAACAAAAATTTGTAGCTGAAAGTGCTGATGCTAGAAGATTAGATCGTGTTGATACAAACTCTATGCTGGCTATGGTTTCAATGGAGTTAGAACAGAAGTTACAAAAAGCATTTAATTTATCTGCTGAATATGTAGGAATCGAACCACCAGAAGTAAAGATTAGTAGAGACTTCGATATTGAAAGATTAATTGGACAGGATATTACAGCATTAACATCATTATTCGATCAACAAGTTATTGATAGAGATGAATTTAGAGATATTTTAGTTCAAGGTGAAGTATTACCTTCGGCAAATGAGGCTAAATCCGAATAGTTTGATAAGATGATATATAAGTACATACATTTTTATGGCTAAATCCCTAGACAGGGTTCTTCAACCTGACGGTTCTTATAAATGGGAAGAAGTAAATCTCATACATTCAACTAAAAAAGTTGAAACTGTTGTTCAGCCAGAACCAGTTGTAGAACCTGTAAAAAAAGAAGCATTAGAAGTACAAAAGGAAACTATTGCTGATTTTGAGTCAATGACTAAAGCTCAACTTGAAACTTATGGTCGTACCATTGGTCTTGAGTTAGATAAAAGACACAGTAAGGCAGATTTAATTGCCGAACTTAAAAATTTCACTTCAGCTAACTAACTATGATCGAAGAAAAAGTAATTCAGCCTGATTCTGTGACTCCTGCTGAACAGCCCGTGGCTGACACTCCTTCTCAACCACAAGCACCTAATTTAGATTCTGTAAAAGCAGAATATGAAGCACAAGTAGCTGCTGCACGAAAAGAAGCTGCTGAAGCACAAGAAAAATTTAAAGGCATCAAAACTAAATTAGATGATGTTTATAAGCAAAAAGATGAACAGAGAAAACAAGAACTAGAAGATCAAGGACAATGGAAAACTCTCTGGGAAGAAGCTAATAAGACAGCACAGGAAAAAGAACAGAAGATAATGACCTTATCTCAACAATTAGAAGAAATGAAAACTTCCAATGAAGTGGCTTCTACAAAAACAACAGCATTAGCAGCTATTAGTAATCTTGGAGCAATAAACGCAGAGCAAACTCTGTCATTGTTACAAGGAAAGTTACAAAAAAATGCTGAAGGTAAAGTTGTTGTTCTTAATGGTGGAGTTGAACAAGATTTAGGTAACTATCTTACAAGTCTTAAAAACCCTGGTAGTGGTTGGGAGCATCATTTTAAACCAAGTTCTGCTGCTGGAATGGGAGCAAAACCAAGCCCAGTTGCAAACGCTGGAACAGGTCAGGCAAACCCTTGGAAAACGGGCAACCTCACTCAACAAATGCTATTATCAGAACAAGACCCACAGCTTGCAGCAGTGCTCAAGCAAGAGGCTCAAAATAAATAGTTAATTTCTGTGAAATTGACCCCCTTATCTGTGATTAGGGTATCGCAAAACTTTAAAAGGTAAATCTGAATGGCTGCTCCGTTTCAGAATTATTCTGGCGGTGTCCTACTAGCGGATATCGTTAAGAGAAATAATCTCAGCACTTACGTTTCCGAAGCAATTAAAGAACGTAGTGCATTTATAAGATCTGGTGCTGTTGTGCGTAATGCACTTCTTAATGCAACAGAAGGTGGAACAAGAATACAAGTTCCAGAGTTTAACCCAATCGCACCAACTGAGGAAATCTTAGATGGTACAGCAACATGGGGTACAAGTAACGCAGGTTATTTGACACCACAAAAGATTGGTACAGGAACACAGATCGCAACTATCTGTCATAGAGGTTTTGCGTATGCTGTTGATGATGTAGCTGTATTGGCTGCTGGTGAAGATCCAATGGGTCACATCAGAAACCAAATTGCAGATGCTATTAACAAGCTAAACTCAGCAAGACTATTCAGTCTATTAGATGGTTTGTTTGGATCTACTTTTGGACCTTTAGGTGCAAACTCCTTAGATTTATCTAAGGGTGCTGCTTCTGGTGCTGATGAAAGTAACTTCCTAACAGCAGCTACAGTTGCAAGAGGAAGATCACTTCTTGGAGAAAGAGGCGAAGAACTAGATACTCTAGTAATTCACCCATCTGTTGCTTACTACCTATATCAGGTTGGTATGCTTACATTCTCAACATCTGCTCTATCAACTGGTGGTGCAGTAACTTGGGGTGGTGGCGGTGTCGGTGTTAACGAAAGAAGCATCGGTCAATTTGCTGGAATGAATGTTGTTATTGACTCACAAGTTAATACAGTTCAGCCTGGTACAACAGGTCATCAGAAAGAGTTCCGTTGCTACTTAATTAAGTCAGGAACAATTCTTGAAGGTGAACAGTCTCCTCTAGGTATTGAATCAGATAGAAACATCTTATCTAAGCAAGATGTTATGTCTGTTGATTACCACAGTGCTTATCACGTTATGGGTACTAAGTGGACTAACGCTGGTGACAACCCAACTAACGCTCTGTTAGCTAACGACAACAACTGGGCATTAACATATGATGCAGACCTAATTCCTATGGTCGAATTGATTGTTAATACACCACTTGATACAGGTACTAATCCTTAGTACTATCAGGTTGCAAAGCAAAGCAGTAAAGAACCTCATCAATTATTGGTGGGGTTTTTTCTTTACGCTACAATAAGACTAAATTACTTTATAGATCGTGGCAGCAACTATAGACGCAACAATAAAAGGAGCTAGTGCTAATAGTTATGTCACATTGGCAGAAGCTAATACTTACTTTGAAACAGTACCAGATTCTTCAACTTGGACAAATAAAACAGATGATCAGAAAAATAGATCATTAATATCAGCTACAAGATGGATTGATAGCTTTGTGTTTTATGGTGATAGATGTGATGACGGACAGGCACTTAAGTTTCCAAGAAATAATTATCAGGTAGATGGAGTTGAGTTAGCTTGTTCTACAATTCCAAATAATATTAAGTATGCAGAATATGAATTAGCTAGAGCTTTGGCAAATGATACTGGAGCTATTACTGGCACTACTGGTAAAGATGGAAACTTTAGTGAAGTAAAGCTAGGAGATATACAGGTTAAATATAATACTGATAGTCAAGGTACAGGATCAATAAATAATATTTTAGATGTTTATCCTTGGTTACAAAGTTACCTTGGAGCATATATGCTAGGTGGAGCAGGTAGTTTTCAAATGAGGGTAGTTAGAGGATAATGGCAGGTCAACTAGATTCATTATTAAAAAATGTAGCTAAACAGATCGTTTCTGATTTAGGTACTTCTTTAGATTCAACTATTAGTTATACAAAAAAAGGAATTTCTAGTTATAACGTAGATACTGGAGAAAATATTACTATAGATACAACTTATTCAGGTTTAAAAGTTCCTGTTGAATTTGTTCAATCTACAGAAGACGATGGAAGAGAAAGAAGAGAAGCAAAGATATATATTTCACCCAATTTAATTGGTGATAATCAACCTAGTTTTGAAGATGAGATTACATTAACTTATGCTGGATCTACAAGAGTAGGGCAGATAGTTAATATAGATACAAGACAGGGTGGTCAAACTTATCTGTTTACAATATTAGTGAGGTTCTGATGGCTACAGCAAAAGCTATTAATAATATTATTCCAGATTTGGAAGGTAATTTAGAACGTGATTTAAATACTCTTGTTCGTGCTGTGTTGACTGATCTATCTACAAAAAGAAATAGTCCTGTTGATACAG